TAATTCTTTTGCCTGTCTCTGGTCCAGACCCAACTCTCTCTGTAGTTTTATTTTACCCATACCATAGAACAGACCTAAGTTGATTGTTTTTGCCTGTTTCCTGGAGATATTAGCCATGTCAGCGACTATCTGGTGAAAATCGGCATCATCTTTGTCAAATTCATCTTTAAGGCTCTCCGTCCCTGCTAGACCTAATTTTATGGCATAATGCACCACAATACGTGGTTCCTGTTGTGAGTAGTCAAAGCTACCCCATTCACAACTATCCTCCGGTATGAATAGTTCTCTCATCTTACCACCGATATAACCCTTGGCCGGTATCTGTTGTAGGTTAGGGTTAGACATACTAAATCTGCCGGTGACAGTGCCACCCGTGTCTGATCTTATCTGATTTATATCTGCATGTATTCTACCCTCATGCACATACTCTAGTAAACCATCTATAAAAGTATTGACTGCCTTGTCATACTCTCTTGCTTTTGCAATCATACGCAAACATTTATTATTGTGTGTTCGTAAATAATCTTTCGGTAATTGTGGCATTTTAGATTTTGGTGTGACCTTGTAATCTTTTATACAAAGGTGATCTAATAATTTTTTAATTGATGCTGCAGCCCAGATATCAACTTTAATTGTTGTGATGCTCTCTATTGCTTTTATTATCTGATCTCTACGTTTCTTGAGATGTCTTCCAAACAGGATAGCTTTTGCGACATCTATTCTAACGCCTTTGAATTTCATGTCAACCAAACATAAAAATAATTTTGTTTCTAATTCAAATATCTGTCTACAAGTCTTTTGCTCTCCATCATCTTTTGTGTATAATACTTCGTCGATTTTTTTATCAAATAGTTTCCATAGTTTGTAGGTTAGATTTACATCCTGCTTTGCATATTCTTTTACGATTGACGCAGGAAGTTTGTGCATGTTGGTCATCGGGTCCTTGACTGTACCACCAGACCATTCCAATGTTTTCTGTTGCAGATCGTATTTGTATTTCTCTTCGTTGAGATAATCTTTTGATAGTGCATCGAGAGAATATTTAAATCTGTTCTCGTCAATAACAGATGCAGCTATCATAGTATCAACAATCCTACCTTTTATCATCATGCCTGTTACTGCTCTAATCCAACAGACGTCATACATCGCATTGTGAAATACTTTTGTAATGTTTTCGTTTTGAAATATCTTATCGTTTAACACCTGCCATATCTTATCTATTCTTTGATAGTCTATGTCAGTATCTGAGTGACGTAGAGGAAAATATGCAAGGTCATTGCCAGTTGATACTGCGATACCACAGATAAAACCGTCTTTACGTATCGCACCGGAACCTTTTGTTTTAAGATTAGGATCGTATGTTTCTATGTCTATCGCAACCGTATCTATTCCGTTAAGATCTAAATCCTCTGGTGTGTTACACATTATAATCCCTCTCTATAATCATCTCTATAAAATGTATCG